ATTATAAATAAGTGCAATTAATTTTGTACCAAAATTATCTAATACCCATAAACCTGGATCTAATGTTACATCGTCTGTAGAAGATTCACCCCATGCAACGAAAGCTGAAATATTACTTACAGTTACTCCTGCACTATGTGTAGCTTTTGTAGTACCATTAACACCTCGAGCTCCTCCACTTAAGGTCCCTGTTGCCTGGTTATTGTTTGTATAACTAATATCTTCTGTACCAATTCTAATTTCTCCAGCATCTGGAAACGCTGTTGAGTTTGCAATAACAATATTAGTTGTAACTGTATCTGTTAAAGCAGTTGCTAAAGTTGTAGTTGCAATACCAGAGGCAGTCCCACCAAAGTTTGCTGTACCCCAACCAAATCCACCTAGTTGTTGGGATGGTCCAACATGATAAAAAGGTTTGCCTGTAGCATCTCCTGAATTATTTAATTGAGTTCCTGTTTCATTAGAAGCCATTGTAATTGTAATTGATGTAGCTGTTGGCACAGACGTTGCCATAAATTTTTTATCTTCAAAAGAAGCATCGTTAAAAGTAGACCCTATTGCAGTAACCCCACTTACACCATCAAATAATATAACATCATCTTCTTGCATACCATGAGACGTTGCAAATGTAACTGTGACTGTTGGGGTGCCGCTTGCACTTGAAAAATTAACGTTTGCTATACTCACTCTTATTGGAGTAATGTCATAAAACTGACCTCCAGAATATACATACAACATTCTGTTGGTGCCTATTGCTGCGTACTTAATACCTGCATTATTATCCCAATGATGCAAAGCTCTACCAGCTCCTGTTAATTTATCTTCACCTAGTTGATCCCAGCCACCTAATTTTTCTGGTGAACCATATCTAAACCTAACATTATTACCATCAAACCACTGTCCTTCAGCGCCTAATTCAGTAACTTGTTTATTGTATCCGGGAACAATTCCTAATTTTTGTAGCATAATATCACACCATATAGGGTTTTAAAATTTTTAATAGCACTATATTATATTCTTGATTTAATTTCAAATATTGAAATTAAACTATTTATATGATAAATACAGATAAAAGATATAAATATGAAATTTTACAACACCATTTTTGCAACACCTATTATAGAGTTAGATGTAAAAATTAATAATAAAAAAATTATTAATTATATAAAAAAAATTCAAAAGTATAGTTCTGGTAGAGTGGTAAGTAATGAAGGTGGTTGGCAAAGTGAAGACTTAAACCCTAATTTAGATATTTTAAAACCTTTAACTAAACACATTATTGAAAGTTCTATTGAGTTTGCTAAAAATTGTAAATTTAAACCAGGCAAATATTCAGTTTCTAATTTATGGGCTAACATAAATAATTATAAAGATAGTAATGGATCACACGTTCATCAATTTTGTATGTTGTCTGGAGTTTATTATTTAAAAGCTCCTAAAAATTCTGGAAATTTAGTTTTAAAACACCCTTCTGCATGTCTAGAATATGACTGGAATAAAACTAAAATGATAGAGCACATGGAATATAACTCTGCATTATATAATTTTGTTCCTAAAGAGGGACAACTGTTATTATTTCCATCTTGGGTAGAACATTTTGTAAAACCTAATTTAAATAAAACTCAAGAAAGAATTTCCATTGCTTTCAATATAAGTGTTTTATAAATAACTATGGACGATAAAGATAAAAAAATATTAGAATTAGAAAGAACTCTTTCAGAAGAGTTAGGGGTTAAACGAAGTGAAGTCATAAGAAATAAAGAACTAATAGAAAGAAATGAATTGTTAGGACACAACGTAGAAAAATTATTACAGATTCAAGAAGAACAAGCTAAAGAAATAGCCAAACTTAAATATATTTTAAAAAAGAAAGCCTTAGAAGATTAATCTCTATTTGTAAAATCAGGTGGTAACCCTAAATGAGGTCTAGTATCATTAGTAAATTTTTTTAAAGAATCGTCTACGTAGTGTAAAAAAACTTGTCCGCATAAATTACCATTAAATTTTTCTCTCCAATGTTCTAGTTTGTCCCCTTTGTAAACTAACATGTCTCCTGGATTTAATTTTATTTCTTTGCCTTTTTTATTTCCTTCTTCATAAATAACATTGTTTATTATGGCACCATTTTTTTTATTGGGATCTAAATATATAGGCCATGGATCTCCACCTAAATTTAATGTTGTTGAAAAAGAACAACTAGTTCTATCTTTGTGTCTTGGTAATTTACTACCTTTTTCGTACAACCTAGAATACGAATAAGTAGAATATAATTTTAATTTAAATTTTTTTTCAAGTTTAGGTTTTATTAAATCTAATAAACAATCAAAAGTTGTATCTCCAAAAACACAATATTGATCTGGTACTTGACCATCTCCAAATTTTCCAAAGTCTACGTTAAACTCAGAAATATATTTGGTGTCGAGCATAGTTTTTAAAACTTTTTGTTTAAGTTTTAAATAATCAAATAAAAAAAATGCTAAGTCTTTACTAATTGCTTTTTTTATTACAGCGTAATTCATTCTATATAACCTATATTTATACCCACTCTATATTTAGTATTAGTTTGAGCAATAGAAGAATGCCATACATCACCGTTCATAAATAATGCTCTATTTTGTTTACATTCTATTGTTATTTTTTTATCTAATAAAGTTCCACCGTTAGTAGAATTAACATAGTATAATAAAACTTTATGATCATAACTATGATCTACGTGTTGAGGGTGAATATTGTTTACATGGTCTCTTAAGAATAAATTAGCTCTAACTGATATTAATTTTTTAAATTTTATTTTTTTAAGTAACGGTTCAATTAATTTTATATACGCTGAGTTAGGTTGACCATTTAAATAAAACATATGATTAAAATGAAAATAGTTATCTCCTTCAGGCACTATTCGGTCATGATAATACCAAGGAAAAGTATTACAAATAAAAGTATCGTGCATCAATGCATGTTGTTTTTTAGTAAGAAAATTATCTTTTATTTTATATTTCATAATTAAAAATAATTAATATTTATATTAACTCTTGCATGGTCGTTTGTACAATGAGTGCTACTATGATTTTTTGTAGAATCAAAAAATAAAATTCTATTCGCTATACTTTCTATTTTTGTTTTACCATTATTTAAAATAGTATATCCGTCGTTATTGTTAATATAAAAAATAGCACTTTTATGTTTAAAAGAAAAATCTTTATGGGGTTTGTTGTAAGATTGTTTACCAATATTAGGATAAAAATTTCCTTTAACTCTGTACAAAGAAGTAATATCCATTTTTTTAAATAGAGGTTGCAATATATCAATAGAAGGACTTAAAGGTCTATCATGATAATAAAACAAATGTGTAAAATAATATTTATCTGTTTTTGATTCATCTACAAAAGTAATATTGGGGGTGTAGTACCAAGGAAAATCTTTAGCCAACAAACGTTCTTGTATTTTTTTAAAATCTTTTTTATTTAAAAAATTATCTATTACTTTAAAATGTGAACCAGGCATTAAAGGTATATCTCCCATTGTTTTTATTGTTTCCAAAATTACCTGCTGATCTGTGTCTGTAAGCAGAACTAAAAAGCAAAGCTCTATTTTGAACATACTTAACATTTAATATTTCTTTGTCATTTTTGTCGTACAAAATAGTTCCAGATTTAAAATTAGTTTTAGATAAATAAATTAATAAAGAATAATTAGCATCATCGGTATGAATCCATTCTTTTCCATCTTGTTTTAATCTTAAATGTAAATAACTATATAAATTTAAAGGTGTCTTTTTAAAATAATTAAATTTTTTACTAAATGTTTCTATAAACAAATTAAATAAATCTTGATGTGATTGATGCAAAAGAGTACTTCTTTTTCCTAACCATTTTACTTTTGAAGATACATCCGGATGGTTTTTATATTTATATAATTCTATTTCTTTCATATAAGATTCTACCTTAGAAAAATTATCAAAAAAATTATCAACAATTGTTACTTGCATTATTTAAAAGTCTTTCCTAAACACCACATTACTAAACTATACCTAGTTCCTTTTGTTACAGAAGATACTTTGTGCCAGGTATCAGAAGGAAAAACAACTATACTTCCCTGTGGTTTTATTTCTTTAGCTTTAAAAGGTTTTGGTTTTCCATAAACATTTTCAAAATCAAAAAACAAATCGCCACCTTTATATTCTTTGGGATCTGTCAAAGAAATAATAACAGATAATTTTCTTATTTTATTGTGTACGTTTATGTCATTAGGTCTATTATACGGTTCATCCCAAGCATCTCTATGCCAATTATAATGTTGTTTATGATCGTAGATAGTAAATTGACAAGATTCATTCCAATCCCATTCAAAATTCCAACCAGCATTTTTGTTTGCTTCATGAATATATGGTTGTATTCCTTTGTATATCCATTGATCATCTAACCAAACTACATTTGAATCTCTAATTTGTTTAGATTTTTTCATTTGTTTTTTGTTTAATTTTTCAGACAAACCAGTAACTGCTGTTTGTTTTTCTTTTGCAAGTCCTGTTTGAATAATTTCATGACAAAATTTTTTATTTAATACTTTGTCAAAAAACCAATATTTATTTTTTACTAACATAAATTTAATACCGCATTACTGTCTGTGGTTGATTGATTACAATTAAAAGCAATAGTAATTCTTTCTTTTTTATGATTATAGGGTTTTACTTCATGTTTAATTAAAGAGTTAAATAAAATAAATCTTCCTTTCTTTTCTTTAACTAACAAATCATATGTATTAAAATATGTTCCGGGTCCAGGACCGTCGGTTAAAAATATAATAGCAGAAAACGCAGTGCACCCATAATGATCATGAGTTCTAGAATAATGTTTTTTATTTTTATAAATATTTCCCCAAGCATCTATAATATTAAAACCAAAACCAGGATAAAATTTTTTAAATGCTTTAACATTAACTTCTATAAATTTTAATAAATTTTTACTATTAACTAAAGATTCATAAGAAGTGGTATCGGCATATACATTTGTACCAACCATTCTTTTTTTTAATTTCATATTAAGACGAACTTCTGCAATTAAAGAATTAATTAAATTATTGTCTTTACATTCAGCTACTAAAATTTGTGTAGGTACTTTAGTTTCTTTACTGTAAATCTGTGTTGGTATTGTTATTTCTTTATTGTATAATTTCATACGCTGTATAGCGCATAGTATATCAAAAATTATTTATTAAACAAGACTTAAGAAGTCTCGTAAGTGTTAGAACTA